AGGGCAACCAAGTCGCGCTCTACTCCGGCACGGCGTGGGCCTATGCCGCCCTGACCGAGCGCAGTCTCGTCCTGTCGGGCCTCACGACCGACAAGAACTACGATGTCTTTCTCTGGAACAACGCGGGCACGCTGACGCTCGAACTCTCGGCGGCGTGGACCAGCAATACCGCCCGCGCCGATGCGCTCGCCACGCAAGACGGCATCCTGGTCAAGACCGGCGCGCCGACGCGGCGCTACGTGGGCACGATCCGCACGACGGGCGCCACGACCACCGAGGACTCTGCCGCCAAACGGTTCGTCTGGAACATGCAGAACCGGGTCCGTCGCGTGCTCCGCAATGCGACCGAGACCACGGCGTCCTGGGCCTACACCGCCACCACAATCCGGCAAGCCAACGCGCGCGCCGCGAATCAACTGGACTACGTGGTCGGGATGCCCGACGTGCTGGTCGAGGCCGAGGTGCATGGGCTCATCTCGATGACCGTCACCACTGTGGCCGCCGTCGGCATTGGCATCGACAGCACCACGGTCAACGGCGCGCAATTGCTCCAGGGCACGCAGATGGCGTCGTCCAACATCGCCTCGCCGCGCGCGCAATACCGGGGCACGCCGGGCCTCGGCCGCCATGTCCTCACCTGGCTGGAGTGGGTCCATACGGTGTCGGGCACCGTCACCTGGTACGGGACGATGACGTTTTCATCCGTGAACGTGGGGCAGGCCGGCATCGTGGGGGCGATCGAGGGCTGACATGCCCGTCCTCAAGGTCAAGCAGCTGGACGGCTCGTGGCTCCCGGTGGGCGGGGCGGCAGTCGGCGTGCCCGTGGGTGGGGCGCAGAACGCTATTCTAAGTAAATCGTCGGCGACAGATTATGCGGTGCAGTGGACGACCGCGCCGATCCTCACTGGGCTGACGGTCAATGGCGACGCGACCCTCACCGGGACGCTGATCAGCAAACACGCGGTGCGGGCCGCGGGCTACGTGGACCCCACGACTCCGAGCCTCTACAACCACTTTGGGGTCACGGCGGTGGCCCAGATCGCAACCGGCCACTACCGTCTTACCCTCGCGACCGCTGTCAATAACCCGATCGTCGTGGCCAATCAAGCGGGTGGGGCGGCGCACATCTGCTCAACGAATGCGTTCAGCGCGACGCAATTCGACGTGATGACGTTCACCGTGGCGTCCGTGGCGGTCAATACATACTTCGCGTTCATGGTGATGAGCGCATGACCATCCTCAAGGGCAAGGTCGGCGGGCAGTGGGTGCCGCTCAGTGGAGCTGGACAGCAAGGGCAGCCTGGCGTAGGCGTACCAGCTGGTGGAGCCACCAATTCTATCCTGACCAAGACCTCAGCAGCAGACTACGCCACCGCGTGGAACACGTCCATCACGGTGCAGAACCTGACGGCGATGGGCGACGTTGGGATCTTTGGCTCGCAGTCGATCAATGGCCCGATTACCATCAATAGCAATGACCTGAATCTGGCGAAGAACTTCTACATCCGGTGGAGTGGGACGACCGGCATTACTATTGATACAGATAATGCGCTGTGGCTCGGGCAGGGCGCGGCTACGGTTGAGATTCCCAAGCCCACACGGGTGAGTGGTGACCTGACGATTACTGGGACGCCTTACTGGACTAGGGGCGTATGGATAACCTCCAGTGTCGGCGGCATTCAGGCTATCGCCGTCGGTGCTGGCGCAGATAACACGGTGTACCTGGGTGGGAATGCGCCGACCACAGTGAGTGGGAACCTGACAGTCATTGGCACCTTTATTAGTAAACATGCCGTGCGCGCCACGGGGACGGTCAATGGCGGGGATGGCTCGGTAGCGAATGGCTTCGGCTTCGCCGGTGGATCGCGGCTGGCCCCGGGCTCGTACCGGCTTACACTGGTGAGTGCGCTTACTAATATATATCCATCCATCACGCCCACGCACCCGTCTGCGGCGGTGATGGCGACCTTCAGCATCGTGAGCGGAACTGTCTTCGACGTGAAGACCTACTTCCACGACGGCACGATCACGGATTGCTGGTTTGGCGTCCAGGTGGCCGGGTACTAGTCTATGACAGCTGAAGAGTACCTAAGGCAAGATGTAGGTAGCCTTATGATGCAGCTGATGTTCCAGATTGCCATGTTGAAAGCTGAGAATGACAAGCTCCGTGAGGCTTATCGTAATGAGCCTTCTTCTCATGCCGAGCGTTAGCGGCTGTACGGCAGGCCTTGGTGCGACGTCAGCTAGTTATCCACTAGCCAGGGAGGCTGCAGACATGCTTTTGTGGACTACTAGAGGCCATGACCTCGGCCTTCTAGCACGTGCATATTGTGTGGCTGGCAGTCCGCAGGAGCGTATGTGGATGCGGGACACGTACTCGAACGTGGCTGTGCCTGCAAAAGTTGTAATTCTTTGCCCAAAGGATTGAAGATATGGCTGCTAGACACAGGTTTGCCAGTAGGAAGCGTCAGTATAATACACCAAGGGCTGTAAAACGCACCATGAGTGTGCGCAAGGCTAAGAGAGTAGCCAGGACGTATGTCAAGCCCAAGTGACGGGATAGTGCTTTTAAGCACTGCCAACATGGGGCAGACATGAGTGAACTGTCGCCTTTGCCTGGCACAGACCTGGAACGTGTGCGGGTTAGCAGCAAGTTGCTGCACTTGATGGACCTAAAGTCTCGTGGTTTGAGTAATCGACAGATTGCAGACATGATGCAAACGTCGTATCCGCATGTCCTGCAGCTGCAAAACAGTGAGAAGTTCAAGAAAATGTGGGCCAAAGCCTGCGAAAATGCGGCAAATGAGGTTAGGGACAGGCTGGCAGCCCTCAGTGTGCACGCGGTTGACACTGTGGATGAGATGATGAAGCCGCCGAACCCAGCCAGAGTGCGCCTGAATGCGGCGCAAGATGTGCTGGACCGCGCTGGTTTTGGTGTTAGGAAGGAGCAGGTTAACCAATTTCAGGTTAGAATTGAGTCGGAGCAGATGAATGTCATCCTTGGCGTCGCTAGGGAGCTCGGAACAAGACCAGTTACGGTCCTGGATGCAGGAAATGTGCAGAGAAAGCCTGTACTTTCTGGTGAAGGCAGTGCTGGGCCGCAACAAGTTGGTGAGCCCTCTACACAAGGAGATGTGCGACCACCTGCAGCAGCGGAGTTTTCCAAAGACCCTGACACTGGTTCCACGTGGTTTCTACAAAACTACGATTGGCGCCGAGGGGTATCCGATCTGGAGACTGATTAACGACCCCAATGACACAATACTTATAGCCAACGCCACAATTACCAATGCACAGAAGTTCCTGCGTGTCATCAAGCACCACATTGAGTCCAATAATATGCTGCGTTGGCTCTTCCCAGACCTCATACCAAGGCCACAGGATAAGTGGACTGAGTACGAGATATGCGTGCCGCGCTCTAATGATGTCAAAGAGTCCAGTGTCGAGGCTATTGGCGTGGGTGGGACAGCTGTGGGACGGCACTTTAGGTGTATTATTAAGGATGACCTTGTAAATGAGGACCACCTGCTGAGCAGGGAACAGATGCAGAAGGTGGTCGACTGGCATAAGTATAGCGCCAGCCTACTTGTGCATCCAGGCAGGGACAGGGAGCATGTACAGGGAACGCGTTGGGCCTTCTACGATGTGTATAGTCATATTATGGACAACGAGCCCTCGTTCAAAGTCCTTAAGCGCGGCTGTGTTAAAGAAGATGGCCAGCCTGAGTTCCCAGAAGAGTTCGACCTCCAGACGCTCGCGGACCTCAGGGCAAGGCAAGGCACCTTTATCTTCAGTGCCCAATACGAGAACCAGCCGAGTGACCCAGAGCGACAAGTCATAATGTCGTCATGGCTGCAGTATATTGAGGACTTGCCACAGAAGCCAGACTACCAGAGGTGCAACGCGTTCATGTTGGTTGACCCTGCAGTTAGCACTCAGCGCCATGGCGACTACACGGGCATTATTGTGGCTTATGTTGACAGCCGTTACGATGTGTATGTTGAGCTTGCTGAGCGGGCTCGTATGGCTCCTGACACCATGATACAGCGCGTCATGGACCTAGTGCAGCTGTACAATCCACTGGTAGTCGGGATCGAGACGGTCAGCTTTGGCAAGGCGTTGAAGTATATGTTCGAACGTGCACAGCAGGATCGTAAGAAGTGGTTCTACATCCAGGAACTCCAGCCTAATACACATGTTACGAAGGAGATGAGGATCAGGTCCAGTCTCCAGCCCTTGTTCAGCCAGCGCAAGGTTTATCTGGGTAAGCGCCAGGTCGAGCTGGTGGATGAGCTGTTGAAGTTCCCGTTGGGTGAGCATGATGACCTCATTGACGCGTTGGCCTACCTGCCTCATGTGTGGATGCCTGGCCGCAAAGACCTGCCAGTCGTGGACAAGCCTGAGGATGATCCCTTCAACATGGCGTACATTTTGGAGAAGCTGCATCATGGCCAGTCTGTTCCTACTATGCCTTTTGTCTGGACCCCACCTCATAGGGTATGGCGTAACTGATGGCTAAGCTGACGGCGGACCAGCGGGCAAAGGCGTCAGACATGGCTGAGAAGCTGGCTAGCTCTACTAAGTTTAAGCGCAACCCCAAGTTCAAGGGTGACCGCAAGGGTCAGGCATTCGCCATTGCCACAGCGAAGGCAAAACGCACTGCATGAACGTTAGTGAGTGGCGTAAGCGTATTGATGCGTGGGACCGCTTGTATCAAGAGAAGCGGACTACGTACCAGCAGATCACAGACTACTACAACAATATATTTGCCAAGGGTCTGCTGTCTGTCAACTTGGTCTTCTCTTA